CATACGGCTTTTACGTTTAGATGTCGGTACTTTATTTATTAATTCTGTATATGCTCTATAAAATTTAGTTTTCATTTTGTTTCTCCTTTGTGATAACTGATTTACTTTCTATAATTATAATACACCATGTACTCACATTTGTAAAATACAAAAAACGCATAATAAAAATGCGATAAGCGTATAACACACTTACCGCACTTCTATTAAATATTATTTTCCTGTACTACCGAAACCACCCTCACCGCGTTCAGTATCGTCTAATTCGTCAACAATTTCAAGAGATACGTCTGCAAGCGGTACAATAACCAGTTGAGCGATTTTATCATACAGTTCAATGTCCCTAATTTCTACCTCACTTGTATTGTATAATGGTACTTTAATCTCGCCTGTAAAACCGCTGTCAATTACGCCTACGCTATTAGCCATTCGTAAAGGCGTTTTACTGATACTGCTACGAGCAAACAGCAATCCAACCATACCTACAGGAATTTCTACGCATACACCTGTTGGAATAAATTCAGTATCTTGTGGAAATACTGATGTTTCTACTCTTGCTTTTAAATCAAAACCAGCGTCAATGCTATGTGCTTTCGTTGGAATACAATTCTTATCTAATACTTTAATTTTCATCTTTTAACACCTCTTGTAGTTTTTTAGAGTAATGCTCAATTTTTTCAAAATCTTGCAAGTTAGTACCTTTTTGCCTTAGTAGATATTTCAGGCAATTTCCCTTTAAAAAGCCTATAAACTCCTCTCGTGTAAAATCTTTTTCCATAATGTCCCATGGTTCAATTGCCAAGCAAGTATATTGTTTATTATTCTTTGTTGTAACGTCCTCATCATCTTTAAAAATAAATTCATACTCTTCACAACCAAGAATTATCAAGTTATTATTATCTTTTCCGTAGATAATACCTTTTGCATGGTCATAATATTCGTACTCACATTCCAAATACTTTCCATGGTCCTTTAATTCTCTGATGATAGTTCCCTTTGGTAATAATATTACGTTGTCGTTATGCAATGTAAATGTTTTACAACCTTGAGCGTTTGGCGGGTCATTCCATAACACCGCGATTGTTACGTTTTGCATTGTTGGTGTAAAATCAATAACCACACCTACAACGCTTTTATCTTTACTACAAACTAGGTCACCCTTTTTCATTATTCACACTCCTTAATAATTTGATTATATAACTGGCTATATAACGCGTATTCTGGAACATAACGCTTTTTACGGCGTTCCTCCTTGCTCGTCTTATTATAGAACACGTTATAATAAAGTGTATCCTCCCTCTTATCGGGGTCATAATATACATAGTCACGTACAGGTTCAATATCTGTAGTAGGTTTAAGCTCAGCCCCGTAAATATGGATAAAGTGAGGATATACAAGCTCACCTAATCGTGCTGTATGAATACGTTGACGCTTTACGTTGCTCATGCTATTTGGATATAGTTGAGCATGTAACACACCATTATATAATGTAATCGGTGTGATAACAATTGTATTAGGTGTTTCAATTAGCTGTTTAAGCTGTTCAAATTCCCGTTTCATTTCACCAGATTCTATACGCTGTTGATTATATCTGTTTCCGCATATCGTGATATTATGTGTTTCGGGGAACCAAATATTTAAAACATCGTCGGTACTCATGATAGGCTTATTATAAATAATACAGTGTACGCCTTTCGCTTGTAGATAGTTGAATAAGTCGGTATTGTTAGTACAAATCATTTTATACACCTCTATCTAACCCAGTACAAACATGCTGTAATCACACCCATAATTAAATAACAGCAAGCTCCAATAATTAACGCTTTTTTATCCATGGTATTTCTCCTTATTTAAAAAATCTCAACCATGCTTGAGGGTCTAAAATCATAAACCCTACTACCCATAGTGCTAAACAAATTCCAAACGCTGGTAATGCTTGAATAAATTGTTCCATGATAATTTACCTCCTATAATGTGATAACAACCAATACTGCAATAAGTAACATATACATAACACCCGTAATAATCAAATTTGACATTTTAAACTCCCTCTTTAAAACATTTAATAGCAATTAACATGATGATAATTAACACAAGTAAAGCCATACTGTTATACCTCCCTCAATCACATAGAATGTACTCACAATACCGATAATTATTTTTGCTCGTTTAGTCTTTATCCTTGCTCGCCACATGATACACGTCCTATTTCAATAAACCTAATTTTTCAGCTTGTTTTACTAGGCTCGCTACTGTACCTACTTTCCAAGCTACTTTTTTACCTGTAGGGCTAACAATACATGTTTCTGTACCTGTTACTTTGTAACCATAATTCTTGATTGTGTAGCCGTCTTTTAATTGTGCTTGTAATTGTTTTGTTGTTCTAATCATTTTCGTTTCTCCTTTTAATAATATCCTGTAGGTTTATCTCCTCCCTACATCTATTATAATACAGGATACCACGCATAATGTCCAATACTTAATTTGCATTGTTGGTATTCGTTAAAGTCATACCTTGTTTGAAATTGTACTCACATAACTTGTCTACATATTGTAGTAGTTCATCAATTTCATAATCGTAATAATAATCTGTAATTGTTTTAATTTGTGCTTGTGTTAATCTTTTTGTCATTATTCGTTCACCTCGACATGCTCAGACACATCACCTTTTACAATTTTCATATCTTGTACTACTTTATATGTGTAGTGTGTTAAATGACCTGTTTCATCGCGTTCCACTTTGGTAACTTCAGCCAATGCACATTCTTTAAATTCGCCGTCAATAGTGATTTTTTGGTTATCTTTATCTTTCGCAAAAATGACTGTTTTTTGTCCCTCATACACATGTTGAGCTGAATTTACAGATTTGTATAAGTTACCTTTATATTCAACGGCGTCCCCGATATATTGGATATTTGTCATTGTTTTAAATGGGTTATCTTTAATACTTTTTACTAAATCGTCAACTGTTTTATTATTATCTTTACCGATAACACGAACCATTTTATAATTGGTTAGTTTATCATCAGAATAACCTTTCACATATTCTACGCCGTAGTCATCGCCTGTACTCATACAATACTTGCCATTATCTAATTGTACTAAATGAGCTGTTTCTGTATTACTACCACAACCACCCATTAATAAACCCATACCGATTAGAATTGTTGCTGTTAAAGTTTTTACGTTTTTCATTTTAATATCTCCTTTTTTATTAATAACGTAATCACATCTTCTATAATTATAATACATCACATTGTATATTATGTCTAATACTTAAATTGCATACATGCTATAACTCTTTATCATTTAACCATTTAATCACCTTGATAACCCATATACCAACAGCAATTGCAATGTTACAGAATGTTAGGTCAAGCCCCCATATGATAGGGAGCGTCAACGCTAGAATTAATGTTAGTGCTTTCATATTAATAACCTCCTTGCATACAGTGCATACCTTTAAACATTTCCTTGCGTGGTCTAATTTCCCAGTCATCGCCGTTCATCTCCCATACGCAAAAGTCATATTTACTAACATATGCTAGTGCTTGACTTCTTGTTTCACATTCAATAATTTCAAGTGTTTGTTTATCATGTAATGTAATCATGTTCGTTTCCTCCTATGCTAGAAATACATCACCATTCATGTTAGCGTCTGTAATATTAATATCGTTATCATCTAAATATGTTACCATTTCCATAAAGTCTGTAAAGTGTTTAACTTGTACACCTTTGTTGTTGATTAAGTTAAAGCTGTTTAATGTTTCAAATAATTCCCAGTTCATTTTTGTTTCTCCTTTCAAGGTCTTATTCCCTTTCCTTGATTATATAATATCACACTATGTAAAAATTGTCTAATACTTGTTAGTCATTTATGATATTCAATTTTTGCAAGTATGCTTTATCGATTGGCTCGACTAATATAATACCTGTATCACCACCAAAGTCACGTACGCCCCAACAACCAACTGTCATAAGCCAATTAAAGAATTGAAAATAATTGTCAAACTCTTCAATAATAACCCCGTTCCATGTTGCTTCATAATGTTTTAATTTTTTGTTAATCATTTTTTTACCGCCTTTCTTGTTCCCTCTTCACTATTATAATACCACACCCTGTAAAAACTGTCTAATATATAAAACGCATAATAAAAATGACTAGAACGCATAATTACGTTCTAGTCTTAATCTTTTGTATTAAATTTGTTGATGATATTATCCCGTTATGCACGAGCTTATGACAATGTGAACACAATAATATTAGGTTATCATTATCAAGCCTCAACTGAGGCAATACCGATAAACTTATTATATGGTGAGCCTCACAATTATCTGTACTCCCGCATACAGCACAACGATTGTTATATAGTTGTTTTATCTCACGTCTTTTGCGTTTCCATTGATACGAGCTTCTAAATTGTGTCGACATTATTTTTCCTCCAATTCTAATGCTCGTTCAATAGACCAACCACATTTTAAACGCTTATAAACTTTCTTATATTTAATATTGTAAATCTCACACCATTCCATAAGACAATGTGTTACACCATTAAGGGTATAATTATAATTGGAACGCCTATTTCTTGCTTGCTGTTTCATGTCAACCCAACGGCAATTATCGGGGTTGTAATTTCCGTTATTATCAATTCTGTCTATCGTTAAGTTATCATTGTAACCATTCGCAATAGCCCAATTTTTAAAATTATCATATTTTAACCACTCATCACAAACGCAAAGCCATTTTGTACGTCCTTTGGTATTGTGTAGTCTGTATAAAGCAGTCAATTTACCAAATTTACGACCGCTTATATCTTTAAAAGCCACCCTTTTTCACCGCCTCTATATGTTTTTTAAATATATCAACATAATTTTTCCAATTGTTCGGAGTTTTGTGTACATCATGATGGCAATTCTCACATAGATATATACAGTTATCCGCATTGTAAATACTATTGTCACTATTATTTACCTCTCTAGGTATAATATGGTGACAATCTCTACCATTTGTTATTATACCATTACACCAACAAAGATAGCACACTAAATCTCTAGTTTTTACAAGTTTCTTTGTATGCACCCAACGAACGTCGCTTAATTGCTCCCGCTTGCGTGTATCTTTGTATTTGTTAGGGCAATCATGATTGACGTCAACTATCTTGCCACAACGTGAACAAATAATTTTACGGCTCATCGTTATGACCTAACCAAATTGCAACGAGATAAATAATATATAAGCTCAACAACCATTTTACCATATGCGGTAGTGCTACGATACAGTACATCGTCCACATAAAGCCTAAAAAGGCTAAAATATTTTTAACGATTCTTATTCTCATAATCGGCTAGTCCTTTCAACTGTTCTAATGATGTTTGTATTATCTTTGGTAATTTAATATTGCATTTCCCAGCATTTTCCAAACAGCTCAAACCCTCATTAATGATGAAATAATATGTTGTTGTTAAACATATAATATCAGTGTGCATTAATTGGTCTAATTGATGTGAAAAGGCAACAATAGATAATAATATGATTTTCTTAGCTATTCCGCGGAACATCTTCCGACTATTAAAATATAATCTCGGGTTAATGAAAGACGCCAATACACCTATAAATATATCCAAAGTAATTGCCCAAAGTAAAAACTCCAAGGCGGGGTTAATTCCGAAACAGTAACTCAGAAAACTTACAATCACTGTTACACCTATGGTTAACGTTTCGCTATTTTGCACATGTAACCTCCAATAATAAAATTACCCCGTGCAATAATACACGGGGTATAATTGCGACTTAACGGCTCTAATCGCTACGAGATGATAGACCACCTCCGACTATTTGATAAGCGTCTGCATTTTGTCAATAGCTTGATTGATATATCTTTTATCTTTTGTGTCAATAAACGCTTTTACGTCCATGATAGCACCGCTCACCGCGTCGGCTTGCTCTTCTTTCAAACCAGCACCAGTCGCGAGGGCTTTTAATGTTACTTCATTCAAAAGAACAGCAATTAAAACAGTTCTAATTTTAACCCACATATTTTACACCTCCTTTCATCGTGTAAATTCGTTACAGTCTACTTGATAACCCGCAATGTACTCATTATCAGTGTACTGCCAAGCATAGTAATTAGGATAATCGCATTGCTTAGAATACTGAGCAACCCATACAGGTATCCAAGGATAACGGCTATATAAATATGTATTATCCCATGCAAGTGAGTACGACATGTACACACCGCAATTATAAAGCCACTTGTTAACCTCATTTAGGAACGCTGTAATATTATTGGTATTTTCTAATGCGGATAAATTCCAATACTCTTCACATTCATAATCGAGCCAACATTTTAATTGCAAGTGATAATCAGTTAGTCCAATTTCTTTTAACTTATCTACCACCCATTTTCCCTCAGCCTTTAACTCTTCTACATTTTTACCTCTTGCAAAGTAATATACCCCTACCTTTAAACCACATTCAAGGGCTTGAAAAATCTGTTCCCTAGCTGTATCGGTTTCGTGCATGTTCTCGCCCAATTTTACAATAACACCCGTAACTCCCGAGGCTTTAACTTGTTTTAAATTAATACCCTCTTGATATGCTGAAATATCTATTACTTTCATTTTTTACTCCTAACTGGAATGGTAACGACAATACCACGCCCTCCATAATCTTTATATTTTCTTGTTGTTTTATTATAACACCTAGATAACATAGATTTGTATACATATCTTAAACTCTTTGATATAGAGGGGTTAGCAAACCATATTGTCCCATGTACTCACCTCCTTTACAATTAATTATACCACACTTATTAGTTAAGCGTCAAGATAGAACCCGTTAACAATTACATAGTCAGTGTCGTTAACCTCATACATATCCATAGTTAACTCAACTTTATCAACGTATAAGATAGTAGCACTACAAGCCACATGTTTAATTTGTTCGCCTTGCTGTAGTCTGTCAGCACATTTCCAAACGCCACGAGCCGTTAATAACCTTGTTTGAGGCGATACATAAATATCATTGGTATCTGTAATGATATGAATAATGTGTTCACAATCTTCATGTAATGTCATACCAAACGGCGTATGTTCGTATGCGTCGAACGCGTACTCAACTCTATGACCTACTTTTAAACTACTCCCCGCATAAAACATCGTTCCATACCTCACTTTTTTCCTTATGCTCGTTGGTATCTGTATTATAATAGCTATCAATATAATGTTTAATCATCGGCGTCAATTCATTCCAAGGTACACATGTTTCAAGCTCAACGCGTAGCCGTTTATTTGTGATACTATTTAGTGTTAATAGAATACCAGTTAAGTCACCAAATGCAAGCTCCTCGGCGTGAATAACTACGCAGTCAATCATTGTAACCTCTTCTAATAGTTCGCCCTCACATAAATGGTAAATAATCTTTTCATCATTCGTAACTTCAACCCACATGATAATTATTCTCCTTTAGGAATTAATGTCATTGAACACTCACCAGCCATAATTTTTGCGTGCCTCCAACAATCGTATACATCATCTTCTAGCATGTTGTAATACTGTTCTACATCTGCGGGAATATCCTCATCTTGTGTGATAAATTCCCAAGATAGTTCCTCTAACGCCCGTCGCATGTAACGGCAAAAATGTAAACTATCTTGATTACCATGCTCCCATATGTCTTGTAATTCGTTTAAGCTGTCAATACATTCTCTAAGCGTTGCCATAATATACCTCCTCCATAATATCGTTAATTTGTTCTTGTGAGTATTTTTTCTTTTCTTCTACATATTTATTAAAAATATTATCAACACTTATATTAAAAGTATCAGATATTTGTTTAAGATTAAAAAATTTACTCAAACACCATATAATAAAATAATGTCCTATGTTTCTATCTCGTTGAAAATTCTTATAATTAACTCCCAAATCATCTGCCCATTCTTTCATTGTTTGTGTTTTTCCGTTATATGTCAAATAAACATTATTTCTCCTATTGTTGGCTTGTTGTTTCCTAGTAGCCCAACGGCAATTATCGGGGCTGTAGTTTCCGTCATTATCTATTCTGTCTGCTGTTAAGCGTCCAAATTTTTGACCGCTTATGTCTTTAACTTCGCCTTTTTTACTCACTTTTATTTTACCTCTTTCCAAACAAAGTATAAACCACTTGACGGCGATTTTCTTTCACGCAATGGTAATTTATTTTGTAGCTGTTTACCTATGCTGTAACGCCCAACGCCTGTATTAAATTCTGCTTCCTTAATACTTATGTACTCACAAATCTTTTCAAAATCTAAATCGTAAACTTCAATTATTCTATGCGGTGTAGGCTTATCACCCTCCCAGCGATAATAATATTCTTGACGCGGTATTTCCGTTCCTCCTCGCCGTTTACATTGGTTAATGATGTACGGGGCTGTATCGCCCGTGACTTCTGAAGCTATTGATGAGTTCGGATACGTTCTAATAATCTTGTTAGTATACATATCAATTTTAATAACTCGTTTCGACATTTCATACCTCCTATGATTTAATTGTACTACGATGTACTCACAATGTCTAATATATAAAACGCATACATGATATTACTTTCCGTAAATACCTCTAAACCATTTCAGACCATTTCTGAACGCCATTATCCCATAACCCAATAATGTGATAACCTTGTTTGTCTTTTTTATCTCTTCGTATTTTCCGCGTTGTAGCCGTAATTACCTTTCCTGTATCGGTTATATAATAGTGTTTGTATCCTTTCACCTTTTTTACATGCTTCATAAATTTCACCTCCTATATATCTTGCTATTGTTTTGTATGCTTCATCAATATACCAAGATTTATTAAGCCATGCGGGACATTTCATATCTCGTATATCCTCATTAATGATTTTACATCGTTCGGGGCAACCCGCGAATTTCTCTTTGTTCTTGCCCTCTTTTTGCTTATATACACAGCCGTCTTTTCTGCTACGGCTTGCGAATACTCTAAATACTTTTCCTTGCTGTTCCTCGTCACCATGTAACGCCCGTACATATGACCCCATGAGTTTATATGTTTTCATGAATGGGGCTAACTCATTAATGCTATTGATGTACTCCTCGGGCGTTATACCATGTACAAAGTATTCTGTTACGGCGTCTTTTACAATCGGTAAATCATAGTCACATGGTTTAGACTCTTTCACCGCCCCGCCTTTACGCTCTATCTTGCCATTATCGAAAACAGCAATATAGTTATTTACATCGGCTTGAGCAATAAAAGTAGTATAGTCATATTCCATTGTCATTTTAGTTCTTTTTTCCCATGCTTTAACTATCGTTTTAACTTCCTCCATACGTTCTATTGGAATACGATATACTAACCCGTCGGTATTTGCAACCCGACTCACATAATTTACTATCTTATGTGTTTAGACTATCTCTTATGACTTTCATCATCGCACCACTTCCCCGTATGTATCAATAATACGGGTACGCCTATCGGCTAGTCGTTACACTTTAATTTTATTGAGTATCGGCGTTTATATAATTTCCCTTTTTTCCAAGCATTACGAACACCAAAGTAACTGCTATCTAATGCGTCCGCAATTTCACTTAAACACTTATATTCATTTTTTTCATTTGTTAAAACGTCCAATACAATGAACCCTTTGTATTTGGAATGATTTTCACGCGTCGCTAAACCTGTACGCCAAGCGTGAGCGATGTTCTCTTTTTGTGTAACCCATTCGAGATTATCAACAATGTTATTGGCTTTATTCCCGTCTTTATGGTTTACTACAATATGTTTTTCGCTAGGTTTAGGTATAAACGTTTCAGCTATCACTTTGTGCCATTGTATCATTTTACATTTATTATTATTCCATATTTGTATACGATGATACCCGTCATAATTTACTTTAGGCGTTAAAAATTTTTTCATTCGCTTAGAGTAAATACGTCCGTCAGTGAAAGCGATATAATTTGTGTTTAATGGATATTCTTTGTACTTCATAGTATAACCTCCTTATTACCCATACTTGATTTAATTTAATTATACTACTTATACAAACTATTGTCAATAAAATTCTTAGCTCGGTATTGCCCTATAATTTAGAGGGGTTCACCGATAGCACTATTTATAATAGTACACCCTTGATAAAGGTTCAATGCGTTTTAATTCAGCCATTGTGTTAACTGAATGAGTTCAAATTGTTCTAAATCTTCTATCAACTGTAACAGCATTAATTGCCCGTTGATACAGACCTCACGCATGCGACGAGGGTCGAACATATTTGATAATATTTTATAGCTTCCGTCTTCTAATTGTTTACCCGCCCCGCTTTGTCCGTATGAACCATTAATAGCGATTTTCAACGGGGCTTGTAATGGGTTCTTTTCTTTTTTATATTTTAATCTCAATTCCATAATATCCTTAAATTTCTGAATGCTAGGAACAGCACGGGTCAAGAAGCCCCATTCAGTCATAATATGAGGGTAGTAACTTGCAACGTCAATATGCACGATGTACTCACAATCATTTATAGTATGAATATAATTAGGTACTGCACCATGTAACCCGCCTAACGCGAAAACATGAGGGACGCCGTACAGCTCACATTCATATTTTGCTGTTGCGTCTTTTGTTTCCCGTAGACTATCGAAAAATTTCAATACATCTTTATGTTTATAATCGTAGTCCTTTACGCATTGATTATATTCAAATTGCCACTCTTCCCGTAACATTTCTATTGGTAGTGGTTTAGCTTCCAATATTTTTGCTGATAACTGAGCCTTTGTTTTTGATAGGTCTGATAATGACCCGTGTGATAGTTTAATCAAACCAAGTTGAGCCTCAAATTCCTGTTTATTGTGCATGAATACCAACGCCGTATTATACACATCAGATTTACAATATTCGATGTTAGACGCCCGTTCCTCATCTGTTAAAGGTCTATCAATATTAAAGTCAATTTCCGTTTCTCTAATATCAACACCGAAATAAGATTCTAATTGTTTTAGGCTTTTACCCATAATCATGCAGTCGTATAAGTTAATATCTAGTTTCGTCTTGAACAGCAACCAACCTTGCCCGCCATTAATAATATAGTCATTGACTAGTTTCGGGTTAATACCCTCTATAATAGCCTGTAGGATATAGCGGTCATAGTTTTTACAGTTATATCCTATCCAAATATCTTGCTGTTTCTGTTCGTAAAACTCTATCATTTTTTGTCTATCGTTTTCAATAATTGTGTATTGCTCAGTTTCCAAATCAAGGGCAACAAATAACCAATCATATCGAAAACATTCGAAGTCAAATACTAGCATTAATATTCGCCCTCCTTAACGATAACGAAATTCAACTTATAACGTCCACAGTCCCAAGTATCTAAACAATAACCATTCTTAATTACTGTTAAATGCCCATTAACCATACACATCATATTAACATCTTCCACGCCGTCAAATTTATGTAGATTATTTAAGAATTTAGACAACGTCAATTTTTCTGTAACTTCTCTAACCTCATAGCCTTGTTTAATCAACCAAGGCAAAAACACGTTACATTGATTAGGTTCGCGATTATCGCCAGCGTACTCACATAATGCGTCGAATACGTCCCAATAGTTCATATCTAGGGCGGTACTAACCGCCCTAATAACACAATCATCTATGTTTTCCCCATACGGGTTAGCGTTGTATTCTTTAAACCATTTCATTTTCTTTCACCTCTACAATAATCTTATTCGGTTCATCTTGGTATACTTTATATATCGTCTTATTGTTGACCTTTAACCAGTTATTAACATCGATAATTGTTGGTGTGATGTACTCACACACATTTTTTTCTAAAATATAAAACATATTACTCATCCTCGCTTCTATAATATACATTGTTAGATTTAAAAGCCATGCGATACTCTTTCACTAGGTCGCAAGCCTCATAAGTATTTTTTGCTGTATCGATTACTTCTTTGTTGTAAATAATTTCGTACATTTTAAATCTCCTTTCAATATAACCTCTTTACAGTTATTATAATACATCAAATATAATATGTTGTAAAGTGCTAAATGTGCATAATAAAAATGCGGTGAACGCATAACACGCTCACCGCTTATATGTTTATATATTAACCCTCAAACACATCATTTACATATAGGTTTTTAAACCCGCTTTCAGAAGTCTTTTGTACTACCTCAAACGTACAATTTTTAACATCTGCAAATACAATATCAACTTGAGTACTCAAATCATCGAAGTCACCTGTAAACTCAACTTCTTGAACAGCACCTAAAGAGTTAAGAAAATCAATAGCACTCTTAACCGCAAAACTATCATTACGCGTACCTGTTAGTACTTTGTTAACCCATAAACGAGCGTTCATAAACTCGCCGTCTGTAATTTTAAAACTACCTTTTAACATTAGCTTATCACCGACTTTATTGGTACCTAATTCCAAAGATACAATATCGCAAGTATATTGTCCGTCTGTTGGCTCTTTGTACTCACGTTTAGGTTTTTCTTGTTGTTGAATTTCCGCAATATCAGATTTATATTGTTCCAAGTTCATATTAAAATTAGCAAAATTAGACATATTTATTACCTCCTATGTCAAACAATTAAATTACAATACTTGTATTATATCAAAATGGGCAAGTTTCGTCAACCTTAATTTTTCTACGGTTACGGCGTACAGGTGGCCTTGGTTGTTCACCGCCTGTAGGTTCTAACGCGTCGGCGTCCTTTGTATCGTCAATAGCAAATAAACCATTTAAAGCATATTTACGAGCATAACTACTTGCTGTTCCTGTCATTTGCGACGGACTTTGTCCTTTTAGGTTCATAGCTTCCCTTGCCATTGCAGTTGTATCAACTGTTAAACCGCTTTCACAGTCTAATAGGCTTGCTGTTGCTATAACATAAATGTCTTCACCTACTGGGAGCAAATCGTCCGACAGCAATATAGATACATTATATTTTTTTAACAGTGGTTTAACACCCTCCAATATATCAGAACATGAACGATAAAAATAACCTCCGAACGTGTTTTTCTGATTTTTAGGGGCTTTTAATTCCACTTGTATTTTATTTAATTTTTCGTAAATAGTCATACATTTAAACCTCTTTCCATTCTAAACAATTTAGCCTCGTGTAATGTCCTAAACCTGTATGTTTTTCCGTTGTATTGTGTGGTATATTTTGATAATAAACCTTTTGTACAGTTATCTTTATAAATACCTACACAACCCGTTATAGGGTTCTTATCATGTCTATTAATAGCATTTATTCTAGGCGGTACGTCACGCAAATTCTCTTTTCTATTATCCAACCTATCCCCATTAATATGGTCTATCATTTGTATAGCTTGCTTTTTATGATATAGATAGTATAGAATTTGATGTACTTTTCTATATAAACCTTTTATTTTTATAGTTTTATATCCGCAATAATCAAGAGGCTGTTTTCTATGGTTATTTCTATCTAGGTCTATTAGTTCGCCATTTTCATTATATGTAAAATGCTCAGATAAGTATTGTTTAAACTCGTCGGACCATTCTTTCATTACACGTCACCTCGTTTATAATTCTTTACAGGCTCTACAAAACGAGCTACGTACAAGTCTGCACTATGTACAATATACAAAAGTTCAAATATATCTAGCATAGCCTGTCTATTTTCCGCTTGATAAAAGCCGTCATGATTTATGATACATACTTTTTCATCTTCCGTCATATCGACAAATTTCGATAAAGTTAATACTGACCTCATTGCGTGATTTTTGATACGCAATTTAGGGTTTATCTTAATCGGCTTTGTACCGCTAATGTTCCCGCTTTTTAAGGTATTAGGAACGTAATATTCATCACCTTTTAACCCGCTTTTGCCTAGTATCATGTGTTAACGCACAAAAAATTACGCTTTCACGGGTAACTGTAGATTTAAAATTTTCCCATAGTGTTAAAGCATAATCACATACGTTTAAACTATGTTGTAATAAGCCCCCGTCCATGTTTAAGTGATAACTGCTACTTGCCCATGCAGTGTAGAAGTCACTATCTCTGTAATATTGGATAAGGGCTTTAATGTTATCTTTACACGTTTCCCTCAATAGGTTTTCAAATCGTTCAATGTTATTCAATTACACCACCTCTTTCCTTGTTTAACGCTCTTGATTTATATGAATATGGTTTTCTTGTTGGTGTACCAAAGGCTCTATCTGTTGCCCAACCATTATGCAACCTATATTGTATAGTTCTATAATCTACATTAATATGTTTACATATAGCCCTAGCTGTACCTGTAAAACCTTTATATGTATACGAGGGTTTTAATATTTGTTTAGTTTTCTTTTGTAATGGTGTGTCTATTGCTTTTTCAACGTCCCATTTCAAATTAGTTAATCTATACCAAATTGGTTTATATGGTAATTTTAAATCTTTACACAATCTTTTTAAGCATACTTTACACCCGTGATATACTACATACAGTGTATCAGTTTTGTTTTCTGACTGTTCCGTTTGTGTGATGAACCTACAATTATTAGGTTCATAATTTCCGTTAACATCTATCCTATCAAGTGTTAACCCGTCTTTATATTTGTTGTCCTTATACCACCTAATATAGTTATCAAATTCCAGCCAATCATTACACACTGTTACACCTTTACCGCCATACCATTTATAAGCGGTTGCTTTATTGTTAGTACATCTATAAATCATAGCCCGCCATATCGCCCGTATGCGTTGATACTGTTCTATTGTAAAGCCGTAATAATATTTATACTTCGACTTCATTTATTACCTCCTCAATTCGTTTAGTGATAAAGTCCCAGTCCTTAGGATATATAAGGTACGCCTCACATTTCCAATTATTAATATTATCAAGTATTTTTAATTGTACCCGTGATGGTTTACCTCTAACGTCTTTTAATTCAACGTCAATGGAATGACCTTTTATACATATGTGTAAATCAGGTAGCCCGTTAATCGTGAACGTACTTCCAAACCGCTTCTCATAATACCCTATTGGCTCGGCTTTTATTTTCTGTTTCGGCGTATTCGGTGGATATATTCCCCGTGATTGTAGCCATTTTTTAAGTCTGTTTTCTAGGTTTTTCTCGCCCGCTATAATATCACCTCCATATATGATATTATATATTAGTGTACTCACGTTGTCAAGACTTTTCAAATAACTTTAACGTATAGTCACGTTTTAAATCTAGCGTGTTATATATTTTTTGTTCGATACTATTCGATGTGATGAGTTTCCAATAACAGCAGTTTAAGGACTGTCCTATCCTATGAATACGCTTTTTGCTTTGTTCATAAAAATCACTCTTAATGGGCGGTGAGTAATAAATTATCTTATTGGCTTTTTGTAGATTGACGCCACTTGAACCGCTTTGAAATTGCACGAGTGTAATACTGTTATTATCATTGTGATAACAATTCAGATTTTTTTCACTTCCATTGATAAATGATAAGGGACGCTTCAGTTTTGATACTAATTGTACTAACAATTCTAACTCGCAATTAAAGTTATAGAATATAATTAACCTATCCTCTGTACTTTCAATAAGAGTTTTAAGGGCTTCTATCTTTTCCTTGCTGTTGCATAACTGTCTGAGATATAACATATCTGTTGCGGGGCTAGATGATAAGTATTCAATGTCACCACAATCAACATAGCCGTCTTTACTGAATGTTTTATAATATTTAGACTGCTTAATCGATATATCTATAAAACGCTGTTCCGGTAACTCTATTACTTCATCGGTCCTCATAAACACACACCCTAATTCTCGCATGGTATTTTTAAGCTCATCGACGTTTTTATATGGCGATGACTTCGACAACACACGGAATTTCACCCCGCCTTTTTCCATATCAAAAAAATTACAATATCTATCCTCATATGAGCGTTTATTCATATGTAAACCAAGCAATTTGAGTTGTGTATACAATTTATCATATCTTGCATTACTGCACGGAGTACCACTCAATAATATTAAATTTTCAAACTTTAATTTACAAATACCCTTACTTTGTTTTGATGTATTATTCGCTATCGCTTGACTTTCATCAAGAATAAGAGTATAATTTTTAAGTTTAAGTAATTCGGGCTTCCTCCAAGCACTTTCATAATTAATAACACCCATTTTCAACTCTTGAGTATCATTTATAAATGATACTAGCTGTTTCTTATTGGTTAAATTATATACTCGATATTCCTCACACCAATCTGCAAAAGTATTTTCCCATTGTTGTATAACAGATTTAGGGCAAACAATCAATATTGGCTTATGATATGACGAGGCTTTAACAGCACCTGTTGCAGATTTACCTAGACCCATATCTAAATACATTGCACATTTATTATAGGGTTTTAATTGCTTTAATACGTCCCTTTGGTGCTTATACAGTTGCATATACAATCACCCTCATATTATCATCTTCCCTTTTTAATTCTATAGAATAACCTAAACTTTTACAAAGTATTTCTACACATTGCACAAGCTCAAGAATAGTACTGGCTGACCACCTTTCGCCGTCGTGCATGCGGAGCCATTGTCTAATAAAGCCAGTTATGACTGGGCGTGTGTTCACATTAACCCCGTCTAAATCAAATCTCATACTACTTAAATTTATAAATTGCCATTTATCCATATTAAGCCTCCTACATACCTTTTACTGTATCCCAAATTTTACAAATACTATTAAACACCATTTCACCTTTCATGAATTTTCTAATAGTTGCTTTGGATAAACCAGTTAATTTTACTAAATCGTCAATAGTTAACCCTAACTCATTAACCTTATTAATTGCTTGTTCTTGAATGTCATATACTGTCATTGCTGTTTCTCCTTATTTAATAATATCCTGTAGGCTTATCTTTCCTACAACATTATAATAGCATACACTGTATAAACTGTCCAATATCAAAAACGCATAATAAAAATGACGGGAACGCATAACGCTCCCGTCAGATATATTATTTCCAACGTCCCCATACAAACACACTAGCACCAAGGCTATCATCAACACTTGCTTTAAAGCCTGTAGTTGTTACATTAGAAAAGGCTACTTCGTATGTAAAGTTATATAAATCTTCGCGTGTTTCTGTTGGCATTTGCGAACGTTTATCACGATTGCCAACAATGATTGGTGGCTCAATAAACGGCTGTAAAAATGTTACATCTATAAATTTTCTCGATACAGAGTCAGGATAATAAAAGAACATTTGTATCATTGTCCCGTTTGAGTATTTTATATATTTTGCTCCATATTGTTCACTTGAACCCTCATCGATAACATACATAGGTGCTACATTTTTTACAGTAATATCACCAGTAAAGTTACCGCCAGTAATTTTCATATAGTCAAGAGGTACGTTGATTTGTGTATCGTCCTTTTTAGTAAACGTTAAGCCCTCATCTGATTTGGTTACATTCTTAACGTAGTCCAAACCGCCAACAGCAGTATCTAAAATATCCATGTTTTGATTAAGTACACGAATATCAGCATAGTCCGCCATTTCGGGCTTAACTAGATTTAAATTAGGTGTATTAGTTGCCATTATTTCAACTCCTTAATTTGTTGTAAAATGTTAGCACGTAACGCCATAATACTTGTATGATAATCGTCTAATTCATCAGATGTCATTGTTACGAGTTCGCCGTTTACTACAACGTCTGTTGTATCGTCCCCGTTATCACACATAGACGCCACGTCTAACTCAGTAATTTGTGTGTTCACATCTTTTAATTGAGCCAACAGCTCAGCTTTTTTACCAGCGTTTAATTCTGCTTGTGTCGGTGTACAGTCGACCACCTCATAATAATCTCCCATATCCTTGATAGTTTTGTATTGGTGGTTATTACACCATGTAGCAAGCTCAGCGTATTTCTCTTGATTAAATTCGCTTTTATACATTTTAGTCCCTAGCATATTTCACCCCGTAGATTTCTACCATATCTGTGCTTTCTAAATCTAACGTAAATAGAGTATCAGTTGAAGTTTTTGTTTGTGTTCCCCATGCTTTATATGGTCGCACTACCCACATACCTTGTCCGTGAGCGGAAGCGCCTGTTATCACAACACTTGATAAATTATTCATTGCCCATTCTAGTTCACCACAATCAATTACATTATATTTTACATAGTTAACTGCATTACTCGTTAATGATAGAATTATCAATTTATCAAAATTCTTAAATGACTCCTTGAGATAAATGTCACCCTTTTCAAAATAGACAACACTATAATTACTGTTAAATAAACACCAATTATAATATGTTACGTTTGTACTCACACCATTTCTAATAGTTGATACTGTAGTTTTTTCTGTATTGCCTCTAACTGTTGCCATTTTATCAAAATCAATCAACGGCGTCAAGATAGGCGATTTGTTACAGAATAAACGCCCTACATCTTTACCATTGTTTGTGAGTACACCTGTAAATTCCGTACCACCCGTTACTGTACCGCCTGTAATAGGTAGATAATTTAATGATACGGGAATAGTATCGCCGTTGCGTTTAATGAATGTCAAGCCGTTATCGGATGTGTTCACATTCTGTACATAATCAAGCCCGTTGATTTGAGTATCAAGGACGTCCATATTCTTATTCAGAAAATCAACGTCGATTGTATCATCATAGTCGGGCTTATACAGATTGTAATTTGTTGTATATTTCATTAATATTTAATCTCCTCGTTTAATGTATTATCCCATGTTCTACTGTTCATATATTTCCATGTTTTACCTTTTCGGTCTGTTGTTTTTGCTGTTCTCCATGACATGTTAATAGTGTTCCATTGATAATTATTTTTAGCCTTGCCCCAATTCAAGTCCGTAAAATAATCACGCCAACGATTTTTCTCATATACCCAATTCATAAGCATGTGAGCTGGGAACACTACAGCATTATCTTTATACCATGCGTTATATGTATCATCGCTGTATTTATTTTTAAACCCTAAACGAGCTGTATATGTTACTTCAGCGTCCCCGTTATATGATACTTTAACAGCATTATCAAAATAACGGCTTGCCAATTTCTGTAATGATTGTACTGAACATTTTTCGTAGGCTTTCCACTTGCTTTCAATCACGTTGCGTCTATCGTTAATATCGGTTAGCGGGTCAAGTCCTAAATCATATTCATAATTTAAACAGCCGTACTCGTTAAGGCTAGAAAAGAAGATATTATTATAGTTATCATTGTTTTTATTATCTTCGGTATTATATACTGCATAACCGCTGTCATATAACGTATTAATAAATTTATCTTTTCTATACAAAGTAGGTAATGATTTAATAGCTCTATTCATACCATACACCACTTAACACACCGCATGCGTCATTTTCAATCTGAATACTATTATGAGCGTCATTCAATAACAATTCTTTAAAATCGGTAACGCCGTCAATATCGATAATTAAAGCCCCGATTTTAGCAATAGATATATAGTCAGTATTAAACGCTGATTGTCTGATATATCTATCTATAGTATCCTTAATTTCTGCTTTTAATGTACTCACATCACCACTAAATTTTACGCCTTTAATAGTGACTTTAATAGGCGTCGTTTTAGCACTCACCACTGTTGTAACAGCTCCGATAGTAGCAACCCCCGAGCCGTCCCCGTTCTTGTTAGGGTCGATATAATCTTGTACTAATTTTACAACATTGTCCGAGGCTGGTTTATAATCGTTACCGATGATAATTACTTTTACAGTGTTTTTCCCGTTCCAAATCGGAATACATCTAGCACCACCAACGCCCGCGACGCTGTTCGCCCATGCGATATATTGATTACAATTCACGCCGTTAACAGGGTTACGCAAGCGGTCGAAATAACGAGCGAGTAGGCTTTCGTCCGTTTCAGTATCATAACCGCCTGTAGTAGGTTCATCGTTTGTAATTTGGCTAATACCAGTAATAGTTTTTGGTACTACTGTAATTGTACCCGTACCTACATTACCGACTAAACCGCCCTCTGTACATTCGACTAGAACATAGTCACCAGCGGTTACGTCTTTTGCTTCTAAAGACTGAAAATAAATATCATTTTCTGTTGCGAATAAGTCAGTTTTTAAAACTGTACCTTGCCCGCTCACAATCTTAACACG